CCGGTGACCTCGAATGCCTTCGCCGTCCAGCCCATGCGCGTGTTCGTCAAGCCGACAACATCGCCCGGCACCAGCCGGTACGCCGTGAGCTTCGCCGCCAACTGCACGCTGATCTGCTGCCGCGCGCGGCTCAGCTCGATGCGCGCGAGACGCTGCGCGGTGGCGGCGCTGGTCGTGAACGGCAGGTCGATATCGCGCCAGAGCCGCTCGCCGCCGTCGTCGGTGACGGCGGTCGAACTCGAGACCGGTGGGAAATCACTCGCCTGCCATTTGTTGTCGGGGCTCACGAACGTCCCCTTGACCCCGTTCGCCAGATCCCGGCGGCTCAGCCTCGACGACACGCGGATCGGCCCGCGCAGATCGGCCTCGGTCAGCGTGATGGTTGGCGCGGTGTACGCGCCAGCGAAGATCGACCACGTTCCGCCGACCAGCGACGCGCGGCCAGCCATCGCGCCGGTCATCGAGGCGATGATATCACGCGGGCGCTGCGAGGTGTCGAACGTACCGTTCATCGTGTATCGGTCTTCGGTGCCGCCCGCCGCCAACGACACGTTCTCGTCGCACACATTCGCGGCGGCGATCAGGTCCGTCTCGTCGATGCGCGTGGCGTAGTCCACGCCCAGGCCGCGCACCGGATCGGTCAGGTAGTCGGCGAGGCAGAGCGCGGCGTTGGCGCTCCATGCGGTCGTGCTGGTGCGCGGGTCGTAGACCTTCTTTCCCTTGATCACCGCCGTGATGTTCGGGATGCCGGACGCGAACAGGTCGGAGTTGTGCGTCAACCGGACGTACACACAAGCGCGGCCGCGCTGCCGGTGATCAGCGGTCCATTTGTCGGACGCCTCGGTGATCAGGTCGGCGAACGCCGTCTGCGTGTCAGTGCCGAGCTTCTTCTGGACGCGGACATATCCGGCATATTTGCCCGTGGCTTCGCCCGCGCCGTCCAGCGGCACGATCTCGTCGTCGAAATATATGTCGCCGATCTCTTCGCACTCATGACCGGCCAGCGTGATGATCAGGTGCAGCTTGGAATTGCCGTCGGTGGTGTGCAGGAACGTGATCGCACCGCCGGTCCGCACTTGGCCGTAGATCACACGCCACGGCGTGATCGGCTCGCGCACGGTCTGCGTGCGTTGAGCGCCGGCGAATGGATCGGAGAGTTTCGGCAGCTTCGGCTTGAAGATCGAGCCCGCAACGGCCGAGATCGAGATCGCGATCACGGCGTTGACCGCGAACGCGCCGACAGTTGCGGCGGTGCCAGTCGCGCCGAGCGCAGTGACGACTATCAGGCCGATGTCAGGCATGGCCGACCGCCCATGCAGCGACGATCCGATGCGCGGGCACCATGACAAGCCCGCCCTCGGTCGTGCAGGCCACACGCGACCCGGCCACGATGCCAGCCGCCTCCACGCCGCCGATCTCGACCAGCGCCACATCGCCGCGCCTGGCCATCTTGACGTTGTTCATCGCCGGGCCGAGAGCGCGCGTCCACGCCGCACGCAGCCCGCCATTGCTCAGCAGATACATGGTCTCGACTGCTCCGGCCTCGTCGGTGTACTGGCCGCGATAGAGCGCCGCCGGGTCGGTGTCGGTCATCGCCAGGACACAGTCGGCCGCGAACAGGCCGCAGTCGTGAACGCCCCATTGGAAGGGCTTGTCGCGCGCCGCCTCAAGCGCGGCGGCGAGGCGGCTTGGCCAATCTTCGCGGCGGGTCAGCATCAACGGCCCCACGTTATCTGCGCGTCCTGGAGCGCGGCGACATAGTCGAACCCAAGGTCGCCGGGGTAATCGATAGATTGATCTTCGGGAGTATAGCGCCGTTCGCGAGCCCTTTCTAGGTCGATCAACTCGCTTTCGTAGCTGATCGAGATCGTGGCCGTGGTGGGCCCGTCCTCGATGGCTGGTACGTCGAGACGGCCTTCGAACTGTAGCACCGGGTCCGCCACGATGGAGCCGCTTGAGAAGAAGGCGAGGTAGACGCGGCCGGTCTTGCCCGACCGCGCATCGCCGAGGGCGGCGGCGAGCAGGTCGGACGGGATGCCGGACAGCGAGACCGTGAGGCCAGAGGCCCGGATCTCGTTCGTTTCGTCGATGCTGGAGATCCCGAGCAAGGTTCCGACGCCGGACCAGGTCTTGCTGTCCCACGACAGGTTCCCGATGCCGGACCAGAGCCTGACCCATCCCGAGGCGAATTCGCCCTCGAACAGCAAGCCGACCTCGACGGACGCGGCTTGCAGCTGCGTGATTACGCCAGCGGTGAGGTCGCGCGCCATCAGATAGCCTCCACCGCGCCGAATGTCAGCCCGTAGATCGATGCCTCGTCCACCGACCACTCGGTGTCATTGGACGCGAGGCGGAACAGCCCGACGGTGCTGGTCGTCACGACCACCGCGTTGTCCGCCGGGCTCTCGCGCAGCCTCGGCCAGATGTCGAGCGTCATTGCGCCGCCTGCGGCCGTGGCGTCGGCCAGCACCTTGTAGAGCCGCGCCGAGCCGCCGGTGCCGATCTGGACGTAATCGCCGCGCTTGGCCGTTGCGCCCCCAGAGAACCCGTCGACCGCCAGCGTCTCGCCGGTCTGCCCGGCTCCGTTGACCAGCGGCGTGCCAGCCCATGTTCCGCGCGGCGCTGCTCCGGCGGGATCTCCGATCAGAAATGTGCCCCACCGCCCGCGCAGCGAGGTCAGCATGCCGATCCATTCCTCAGCGTCGGCGCGCTTCATCGGCGGGAGCGTCACGTCCGCCTCCCACCACGCGCCCTGATGCCTGACCAGCTGCTGCTGTCCGGTGAACGGGCTGATCGACGCGCCGACGACATTGCGAGCGCGCAGCGAGATCGACCGGATGCCGGTCGATGGGATCGAGAGCGGGTAGCTGATCGGCATGGCTCAGGTCCCCATGGCGCTGGCAAACGTGCCGCCGCGCATCCTGGCGTCGGCCACCGCATCGACGGTCTGACGCTTGATCGCCGGCATGAGGGCGGCGATCTCCGCGCGGACGGTCTGGGCGACGCCGACCGAGATGTTGATGGTCTGGTTAACCACGGTGCCGCCAGCGGATTGACCGTTGGGGATGATTTGCCCATGTCCCCGGGGCACGAACAGTTCCGGCCCTTCCTCTCCGACGATGATGGGCCGCCCTCCAGCGACCGGCCCGCCATCGGCGAAGCCGGGGAGGCCGAGGCCAGTCGGGCCGAGCGCAGCGCCGACAGTTGGCGCGCCTCCCCCGAACAGAAACTTGATTGCGCTCGAACCAAAGCCCGCCAGCGGCGTCGTGACCGTCTGCCGCAGCACCAGCCGCGCCATGTCCTGGGCGATGCCGCCGAGGACGTTGCGGAAGCTCTGGCCCTTGACGATGGCGTCCTCAAAGGCGCTTTCGAAGGTCAACCCCAATTCGCGCGCGATGTCCTTGGTGTCGGCGGATGTCCGATTGACCCGCTCCCATGCCTGTTCCGCCGCGCGGGCGTACTCGTCATGGGTGAGGCGTCCGGTGTCGAGCAGTTCGTTGAGCCGGGCCAGTTCCTCGGCGTATGCAACGGCCGGGTCTATCTGAGCCTTGATCCGCCGCGCCTGTTCATCGAGCGACTGGCTGTGACGGTCTATCGCCGTCGTGGCGTTCTGGTAGTTCTCGGCCGCGCGGGCCAGGAGCGCGTTGTATCGCTCCTGGTCGATTGATCCGGCCTCCAGGGCGTCGCGCAGCATCACCTGCTGCCCGGCGTATTTCTCGGCGGCGGCGGCGACCGGGTCCAGCGACAGGATCGTCTGCCGGATCGCGGCGGAGTATGCCAGTTCCTGCCGAGCCGCCTCCTCCGCCGCGCGAGCGGCGTCTCGGATAGCCTCGGCCTCGCGTTTCTGTTGCTCTTCGAATTCCTCGGCCTGCTTCTTCTGAATTGCTGTCTTTTGGGCGTCCTCTTCCTTTTGCAGAATGAGCTTGTCATATGTCGAGATCAGATCGTTCAACGCCTTGATCTGAGCCTGGATCGCGGCAACCTCCGCAGCCGACTGCCCTTCGACCACACCGCCGAACTCGGCCGACACGCCGCCAGCGAACGCCGACTGCGTGCCTTCCAAAGCACGCCGCTGCTCGACCAGATCCGCACGCAGATCGCGCAGACGCTCAACTGCGATGATGCCCGGTTGCGCTGGGTCTTGCTTCTTGGCCTCGTCCTGTAGCTTGGCAATCGCATCCTCTAGTCTTGTGACGGCGTCCGTCGCTCCCTTTGCTGCGGAAGCGGCCTCCCAGATCTTATACCCGAGCGCACCGATAGTGATGATCGCGCCGGCAATCGCGCCCCCAGGTCCGAACGCGCCGAGAAATTGGCTCGACTGCTGAGAGAATGCCAGCAGCGCCGATTGCCCCCCCTGCACCTGGACAGCGAAGTCCTGTACCTGGTAGCCAGCAGACTGAAAGGTGCCTCGCATCATCCGGCCCGAGCCGGAGACGGTAGCCCCCATCTGCGATGCGGTGCGCTCAGTCTGCCGCATCGATTGCTGAACCGACTCAAATGCGGCGCGCGTTTCGTCGGTCGCCTGGATCCCTAGTTTCAGCGGCGGCACGGTCACGACGTTTTCTCCCGCCGGATCTTCTCGTAGGCGATCCAGCCTCGATACTCGTCAACGGTCATCGCCATCACATCGGCGACGCGCATGTGGAGCCGATCCGCGAGGCTGTAGAGCGCCATCTCCTCGGGATCGGCCCTTAGTTTCCCGCGCGTTCCTCGACGGTCGCCACGCGCGAAATCTCCGCCGCCATCCATTGCACGATGGAAGCCGGACAGCGACGCATGAGCGTGTCGCGGTCCTCCAGAGTGAAGACCGGCTCGCCCTTCTCGTCGCGCGCTTTCATGATGATCGCGCCGATGAGGTAGGAATGCGGGTCGTCCTTGTAGCGGCGGGACAGCTCGCGCTGCTCCGCCACCGTCATCGGAGAGACGTAGATCGCGTAGGGCTTCCCGTCCGGCTGAACGACCTCGGGTACCTCGATGCGGCGCGCGCCCATGTCGGCGGCGCGCGCCACCAGTGCTTCGATGAGCTTCATGATCAGTTCGTCTTCGTGAGGGTGCCGGTGCCCTGGAACGAATACGTCGCCTCGACCATACCGTCGAACGACGCCGAGTGGCTGCACCCGGTGACCACGACCGTCCCGGAGTATGTCGTCGCGGCGGTCGCGGTGCCCTCGGGCAGGAACGTGACGCTGGCCGTGCCTGCGTTCGTGCCGAGCGGCAGGAACGCCATCTGCGCGTTCGTGTCGGTCTCGTCCCAGTAGCAGGTCAGCTGGCCCGACCAGGACTTCATGCCGACCGTGTAGGTGCGGAACGTATCACCGAGGGTCGTGTCCTCGATGGTGTCCTGCACGATGTCGAGCGAGTACGAGCGCAGTTCCGCGACGGCATTGGTGCCGACGCGGACCAGCCCCTCTTGACCACGATGGTTCGCCATTTGAAGATCTCCTTAGCTGGCAGCAGTGGGGTTGTTTTCCGCCGTGCGATAAGTCACGGCGAAGGTAAGGCGGACGACGCCGAGCGGCTGGTCGCCGCCGTCCACGATCTCGATCTCGGTACCGGTCAACGTGCAGTCGCGCGCGTTGCCGGACAGTTGCGACCCGCCGATGGCCGTCTCGACCTCGGCGGCGATGTCATCGAGCGTCTCGTCCACATCGGCCGTGGCCCGCGCGAAACCCTCGACCACGATCTCGCAGCGGCGGATCAGTTTTGTCGGAACGCCGATGATGACCTCCCGCTCGCTGGTCTCGCCGTTGGCGTAGATCAGCAGCGCGGGCAGCAGGTGCGAGGCAATCGGATAGACCCTCGACCGATAGACTCGGGTGCTGGTCGTGGTCAGGCCCGTGCAAGCCGTGACGACGGCGTCGCGGATCGCCTCGCGATGATGAGGCATCAGGTCTTCTCCAGCATCAAAGTGGTGATGCCGGTCCCGTCAGCCTGCACCACGCGGATCGTGTAGTTGACCGAGCCGATACGCAGCGCATCGCCCTCTTTCGTGCCGCTAGGCAGATCGGCGGTTGCGGCGACGAAGCGCGGCGACGACACCGCGAAAGGCACGCCGCCGCGCGCATCGACAGCCTCGTAGGCGTCGTCGTAGATGCCGGGGATCGTCTTGCCGACTGTCTGCCCGGCAAGCGTGACGCGCGCCGAGACGCCGAAAATATCGACATCCAGCAGCGCGGCGATATCGCCTTCGATGTTCATGCGATGGGCTCCAGTTTCCCGGTCTTCTCCAGGTACTCGATCACCAGCTTGGCGATGGTCTCGGGCCGCGCCAGTGCCTGACACGCCGCAGCCTTGGTCGTCGTGTCGCGGGCGCAGAACGAATAGTTCGGCGGGTGGACCCGGTGGCATGGGTAGCAGCCAAGCGCCAGCGGCTCCGCGCTAGCGGTGTTGACCCAGTGCTTGGTCAAGTTCTCGACGCTGCTGTGCGAGAGCGTGATGACCTTGAGCATGAGCTCAAAAGCCACCGCATTCGCGATCAGGCTTTCGGTCGCGACCACCGCATCGGCCTGGAGCGCGTAGGCCAGCGCATGCCGCACCGGCCATTCCATGCCAGCATAGATGCCATAGGGCTCGACGCCGAGGACGCTCTCGTCCTTGATGTCGCCGAGCGCCACCGAGTAGATCTTGCGCTCGGCGAGTAGCTCCATCAGCCGCTGCGTGTAGGGCCAGTATTTCACCGGCCCGCTGCCCGCCGGATTGATCACGACGACCGGGCCAGGAAGCTCCGCGCGGATGCGCTTGGCCCAGGCTTCCTCGGCGGCGCTGGGGTAGTACCGCTGCCGGAAATTGGTCGTCGGCAGGTCCGAATAGGCGTGGACCATTTCGAGATAGTTGGAGTTCATCAGCCGATGCCGCACGCTCTGCGGCAGGAAGAACTCGTAGCTGGTTTCGTGAGGCAGCAGCCGGTTCTCGACGCTGCAGATATGATTGATCCACTTGGTATGGCGCTTTGCCTGATGGCACCAGAACGCAACGGCCTCGTCGTTCGGGATCACGGTATCGCTGAACACGACGAGGTCATCGATGTTCGGGTCGTGCTTCAACACCGCACCGCCGGTCGGGCCGACGTAGCAAGTGACATGATAGCCGCGCTCTTTGTAGTTCGCGCACACGCTCGACGCCCAGAGTGCGTCGCCGTGGCCGCCGACGCGCACGATGCCGACGCTCTTCTCGGGCTTCGGCTCGCTGGCCTTGTCGCGTTGGCCTTCACCAGCCTTCTCACGGCGGTAGACCTGTAGGAAGGAATACTCGTCGTCCTGGTCGCGCGTTTCGTTGACCAGCAGCGTCCAGTCCGGCGCGATCTCGCGCATCGCCGCGACGATGTGCTCGGGCGCGAAATCGTGCTTGTGGTCGGGGTTCGCGCCGGGCTGGCCGATGCGCGGGTACAGATCGCGGTGCGGCAGATACAGCGTCAGATGCCCGCCGGGTGCGATCACCCGCCACCACTCACGCAGCGCGGCCTTGTAATCCACGATGTGCTCCAGCGTGTGGCTCGAAAACACCGTGTCGAAGGATCCATCCGCGAACATCGCCAGCCTCGACGCATCGCTGATCGCGATATCGGGCCGCATGCGGATGCCGAACAGTTTGGTGTCGGTCAGGTTATCGACACCGATCAGATGCGGCCAGACCTTGCGCGGCCCGCATCCGATGTCGAGGCCGCGATTGCAGTAGCGCAGAACCTCGTACTTGATCTTGCTCGCTTCGTCTCCGTTGCTCGTTTCCAGACGCCAAACCATTGGACCTCGCAGGCTAGAGAAGGGGCGGCGCGCGACGGTTGCCCGCCGCGCGCCGTAGTCAGTCGTTCGTCAGGTGAGCTGGTCCAGCATCACCGCGAAGGCACCCGGCTGGCGGACGCCAAAGTCGGCGAACTGGTTGAGCGTGATTTTCACCTGACCCGTGTCGCTCTTGGTGTAGGGATCCACGACGATGTCCGGCGCGCCGAACAGGCCGAGGACCGCCATCGACCAGTCGGACGAGAAGAAAGTCGCCGAGCAGACGGTGGTCGAAGTGCCCTTGGTCAGGTTGTTGGGCACGTTGTTCGTCACGGCGGCGCGGTAGCCGTTGATCGGCTGCGCCCCGTTATCCCAGATAAACGGCAGGTTCGTGCCGCGCTGAACCTGCTTCGAACGACCGCGAACGCGGGTATTCGTCAGGTAGCCAGCGAGACGATCCGGTTCGGCGTTGGCGTTCGCCACCGCGCTCTCCAGATCGACGAAGTGCGACCACGCCACGGTCGCGCCGTTGGCGCCAGCGGCGACGGTCGAGAGCGCCGTGGTGTTGCGCAGGCCCAGGATGTTCGGGGCCGTGCCGTTGCCGTTGATCGCCTGGTTTTCCAGGAGGATCGCAGCACCCGTGAGCAGGTCATCGCGGATCATGGGCTCCAGAGCCATCGCCGACTGGATGATGGCCTGCTTGCTGACCTCGACGTAGGCACCGATGCGCTTGGGCGACAGCGTCAGCTTCGCGATGTTCGGCTGCGTCTCGGAAGCCGAGCCGATTTCGGTCAGCATGCCGAGGGTCGAGGCGACCGACTTGCGCGGAATGTCGATGTTGCTGGTCAGGCCCGGCAGGATGCGAACGCCGAGACCGGCCATCACCATCGCGTTGCGCAGCGCATCGACGTAGAGATCGCCACGCAGGTCGGTGGCGACGAGGTTGCCCGCCTCGGTCGAGGTGCCGACGTTGAAATCGCGGCGGTAGATGTCGAGGGGAATGTAGAAGCCC